GTTGCGCCTTTAGCGGTGTTGTCAATTTCTTTAATATCGCTTACCGCGCCCTTCACATGTTCGCGGCCCTTGACGGCGATATCAATTAAGACTTTTACCGATTCACCCGCCATGCTTCTTTTTCAACTCCCTGACGTATGCCAACATCTTCATGATGCTATCGTTGCGCTGTTCCCACTCGGCCAGCCCTTCGGCCTTATAGCTGATAAGCGCGTCCCGGTAAGAGCGGTGCGCCGTGTACACGTCTGACAGGATGGCCGCTTTCTGCAACAATCCGGCCGGCTGATCGAGTAGCCCGCCGGATTCCGGTAAAGCCCCCCATCGTTTTATCTCCCATGCCTTTTGTAATAATCGCGGCGGCGTCGTGTCGTCATAACGCCCCGCGTCAGCCGCCGCGATTATTCGTTTGGGTCGAGCGTGGTCATCTCCTGGTATAGCGCGTCAACCTGCTTATGTAGCGCCCGGATTTCTTTACCGGTCAGGTCGTCTACCGCTTCTTGTGTGGCCATATCCTTGAACCAACCGGCGGCAACAGCGGCGCGAACGGCCGCGCCATAGACTTGCATTTGCCCCATTTTCAGGATGTTGATCTCTCCGGCGTCGTCACGAACCCGCTGGTTATAGTCGGCCTCGTATGCCTCTAAATCACGCTGCTTGATATCCCCTCTCAAGGTTGCCATTGCTTACAATCCTTCTCCGGCGAATGTCACATCGCCGTCAATAATCAGGTTGACAGTGGCGCTACCAACCGAACTCCGCTGCGTGCTCAACGAGATAGACGGGAAGGCGCTGAATGTAATTTGAATCAGGCCCGTCCCCGCGCCGCCGTCGGGCAGGATGGTACAGCTAACAGCCGTGCTACTATTCAGCGCGGCTAAATCCGCATGGTCGTTGTTCTCAGGAAAGAACGTCGCTGATGCGGTCCAGTTCGTACCGTCATACACCCGCTGCTTACCGGCCACGGCGGTGCAATAGTATTCAACGAACTCGTGCGCCCCGTTGACCTCGAACGATTGCGGGCAGGGGAGCGTCACGGAGCCGATAACTACCGATAAGTTCTTGCCAGTCCATTGATCTGCCATGATTAAGACCCCGTAGCCGAGCCAAACGTCACGTCGCCATCAACCACGAAGGTGATCGTGCTGCTACCAACCGAACTCCGCTGCGTTGATAGGCTAACGCTGGTGTAGGCGTTAAACGTTATCTTGATATTCCCGCTGGTGTTGCCGTCGGGATAAACGATAACGGCGGCGACAGCGGCCGTGTTATTGAAGTCGGTCAGGTCGGCGTGGTCATCATTCTCCGGGAACCACGTGCATGAAGCCGTCCAGTTCGTCCCGTCGTGGATGCGCTGCTTGCCCGCCGTGCCGACGCAGTAGTATTCGACGAACTCATGCGAGCCGGATACCTCGAACGATTGCGGACACGTAACGGGATCGCCGTCAATCGTTATCGCCAGATTCTTACCAGTCCATTGATCTGCCATAGTTTGCTCCCTATCCCCGGCTTGTGACGGTGGCGATAAGCCCCCAATACGGAACCCCTGCCACCGTCACCGCCCCGGCTTGTATGCTGTAATCCACATAGCCCGGCCGCGTCGCGTCCCAGGCGTCAAGCGCCGTCTCCAGCGCGTCAATCATCGTAAGCAGGGCGGTAGTCGCCGCGCCTGGCGTGTCCTGCCCAGCCGCTTCCAGCGCGATAACCAATTCGGCCGTGCGCTCCTTGCTGGTGTCGTTACACGCCGACGCATAGCCGCCGTCAATCCCTAACGCCGCGCCGGGTAAGCGTACCCACTGCGCGGGCAGGTCGGCGGTGCTGAGGCCGTTCGGCTCATACGCATAGCGCCGCCTTACGCCAGTCACGACTAGGCTATTCAGCGCACCATAGAAGGCTGTAACCGTTTGGGTCATACCCTTCTGTACCCCGCGAGTAACCCGCGCACGTCATCGGGCCAGGCCAGCGGCCGGATAACTACCCCCGCCTCAATTGCGGTAACGTCCTGAAGTGGCGTGTCTTTTTGGCGGTAGTAGAAAGCGGCTAAACGAACAGCCGCCTGTACAATGTCGGCCGGCGCATTCTCGGAGTAGGCCCATTTGCCGCTTATCTCAATAGCGCCTTCCCAGTCATCGACGTAGTTCCATATCACGCCGCTATTCGTCTTCAGGCGTATGCCATAGTAGGGGGTGTCATTCCGGGGCAGGGTGACGTATTTGGTCGATGCGATAGCCGTTCCGTCGCCGTTAGTGATACTGTTAATCGCGCATAAATCGCGGTCTAGATAAAGCGTCGGCCCGATCATGTGATGTCCGCTGGCGTCAAATGTCCGCGTCGTGTTACCGGCCGCCTCAAACGTGCGATTGCAATAGCGGTCGATGGCCGCTTGCGCCCGCGCCGCCAGTTGGCCGATCAACGTATCGTCCGTCGCCTCGGCAATGCCTAGATAAGCTTTCACGTCGCTTGCGCTGCAATACATGGTTAATCGCTCAGGTAAACGATGCACCCGCCCGTCTTGGACACGCCGCCGTCGGTGACGGCCAGTTTCAGCACGCCGTCGACAATGAAGCGGTCATAGACGCCGGCCGCCGCCGCGCCCGCTGTCGTGTCCACCACGCGCCGCGGGTAGTACATCGCATCGGCGTTGGCGTTGGTCAGCGTCAGCAGGGTATGGTCAACACCGGAGGGCGTGTTGGTGACACTCAGGACGGCATCAACCCCGTCTGTCAGGTCGCCGTCAATCCAGTCCACAGCCTCCAGGTAGCCGAACACGGGAACGGTCGCCGTCGCGCTGCCGGACTGGTCGGCTATCGTCGTCACGTTCAATCGAATGTCGCGCAAGGTCATAGCTCACCTTTCCGGCCTTTTCTACGCGGGGCGGGCATCGGCTCAGGCTCGGCCGCTTCTACGTCTTCTACCTCTACGGCCCGCCCCGATTGGACAAGCGCGGCGGCGTGTGCCGGGTGCATGTTTACACCGGCCTCATACACCCCCGCCCGGTAGTACACTTCGCCGGTCAGGTGGCCCCGGTAGTCGTGGCTCAGTTCAATCTTCATGACTAGCCCTGCCAGCCGTAGATACGGATGTCCAATTCACCCGCAGTCACGGCGGTAAAGTCGGCGTTGCTGGTGATGGTTAGGGTCGGCTTGTTGGCCGTGGCGATGAAGCGCGTGCCACTCGGTACGCCCATGTCCAGCTTGGCAATCGTGGTAAAGACGCTCGGCGTTCCCGCGTTGTAGCGGTCTGCATCCGAACCGTCGCCCACGGTCAAAACGGCCGACACGTTGCCGGTGAATCCGGTCACGTTGCGGAGTTGGGTGTAGGCCACGAAGAAGCCAACCGGAAGCGTGAATTGCAATTGGTACGTGCCAACCGCAGCGCCGCCGTCGGTGAATTGAGCAACGGTGATGTCTTTCTCTTCGTAGTAGGTCAGGTCAACCACTTTGGGAACAGGTTCAAAAGTGCTCATGGCTTACCCCTTGACGTAGAAGATACTGACCTTCATCGCGCCGGCCGTGACGTTGGTAAAGTCGGCGTTGGAGGTGACGGTTAGCGTTGGGTAGATAGCGGCCGAGTGGCCCTGTACACCAGACGGGATGCCCGCCGTAACAGCGGTCGCCGTGGCGAATACGTTCACCGTCGAGGTGTTGTATCTGTCGTGGTCCGTGCCGTCGCCAACAATCAGGACGGCCGACGTGTCGCCGGTAAAGCCGGTAATCTGCGTAACGGTCGTCGCCAGTACGTGCGCCCCTACCGGGATAGCCGACTTCATGACATACGTACCTGCAGCCGCGCCGCCGTCGGTGAACTGGGCGCGGGTGACGTATTCCTCGATATATCCCAGAGGCGCATCCAATTTTTGATTAAGCAATTTGCCCATGTGAATCTCCATAAGGGGCGAGCCGTCCCGCCCCTCGGTTATCTAGTTGCGCCTAAACGGTCAGGTTGTAGGTGATGGCAGCCGCGTCATCGCTGGCCGAGTAAATCAGGCCAGCCCGCATCAAGGCCACAATCTCGGTGCTGTCGGCCGCCGGGATGCGCGTGGTTTCGAGCGTCATGCGCCGACGCCAGCCGAAGCGCCAGCGGTCGGGGCGAACGGCCAGGATTTGGCCCTTCGTGTTGTTACCGGCCGTCTCGGCGCCGGCTGTTACCTTACCGTTGGCCGTGGTCAGGCCGCTGCCCAGGCGCGAAATCTGTCCGGACACGTATACTTTGTAACCCCAAATGCCGGTCAGTTCGCCGTTCTCAATCGTCGGGTTGCCGAACACGTCGCGGGTCTTCAGTTCAACCAATTCCAGCGTCTTGTAATGGGTGCTGTTGTCGATGATGAACGAGACAAGCCGCTTGTTCGCGCCGGAGAATCCCCGCGTACCCATCAGCTTGACGGTTTCCAGGAAGTCCGAAACATCCAGCGCCCCACCGTCGCGGCTGTTGGCCGTCAGGGTGACAAGCGGAATCTTGCGGAAGCCGTTCCACAGCATGTAGGCTTCCGTGCCAGTCGGCTGCGTGTCGTTGGCGTTGATGTTCGTGGCGGCGGCCGGTTCGGTGTCGCCGTCGATGATGGCGTGCTCCAGGTACTCAGCGCCGCTCATGGCTAACTGGTTGCGAAGTTGCGCCACGTAGGGCAGTACCGCGTCTTCTTCCATCTCGCCCGACCACAAGACCCTCGCGCCCATTTTTGCGAGCGTCATGGTCTGATTGGCCGTGCCCAGAACGGAAGCGGTCACAGTGTTCGTCGGGATGCCGCCGGGATTGGCGCTCAGGTCGGCCGCTTGCCCAACTTTGTACCAGGTGGGGTCAGTCCCTTCGAGCGGGATAACCAGCGATTCCGCGCCGGCCGGAAACTCGAACTGCGGCAACATGTTCAAAACGAATGTTGCTTGGCGTACCTTCTCCCACAGAGCGCCGCTGTAAGCCACGCCCGCCCACTCGTCGCCATAGCTGGCGAGTGTGGACTGCGCGATCTCGTTGGCCTTGACGCCGCGAGACTTCATCGCGTGGCGGGCAACCTTCAGCGCATCGCTGCGGCCGGCCTCTTCCGATTCCAGCCGACGCCCCAAAGCCTTGTACGCCTCTACCGACGCCTTACGCCCCGAACGATTGCGGTCAGCGCCTTCGAGGACGCCAATCATAATCGCTAGGTCTTCGGTGTCGGTGTTGTCGTACTTGAACGGCTCAGGGTCAACGATGATGTTCGGCGCGGCATAGCCGGGGTCGTTGACCGCCTTCGTGTCGGCCTGGGCCTTCATGGCCTTAACCTCATCATTCAACCCGGCGACGGCCGTGCCAAGCGCCTTGATAGCGTCGAGTACTTCCGTGTTAGCCGGGGGAGCTTGCACCGGCTCCACCGTGGTTTTCGTCTCTTCTGCCATTGCGTTATTTGCTCCCTGCCCCACAGGTGGGACAATCTCATCTGTCGGAATGGTGATATGGTTTAATTCCGGCAGTAGTTCAATCA